TCTCTATCTTGTCCAATTAAATCAAGACAATCTTGAATCACTGACAGTGTTCTCAAGCCAAGACAATCCATCTTTAGCAGGTTAACAGACTCAGCGTCTATTTTATTGAGTTGGCATCCATCCACTGAATGATCCAAGGCACAGTAATGGTCTAAAGTTTTATCTGCCACAACAATGGCTGCTGCATGTTGTCCATAATGCCTTGCATGACCTTCAACAAACTTTGAGTATTCTAACTTAGGATATTTTTTAATAAAATCCTTGCCTATATCTAATTCATTAAATGTATCTTCAAGGCAGTTGCTGGCTCTGGAATCGCCACCAGACCTTTCAATAATGGCATCTTTTAAGTCCTTAATTTCCCAAATTGGAATGTCTAAAACTTTTGAAAGTTCAGTCAATATTGATTTTGGCTTGTATACTGAAATTGTTCCTAGCTTTGCAACACAATCACTGCCATATTTTTTCTTTAAGTATTCAAGCAACATTTCTCTTTTTGTGTCTTGAAAATCAATATCAATATCTGGCAAGTCAGATCTATTAACATCAATAAATCTTTCAAAAATTAAGCCATGTTGAATTGGATCAACATCAGTAATTCCTAGCCAATAACAAACCAATGATCCTGCTGAAGATCCTCTGGCTGGTCCAACTAACATGTGTTGTTTTGCATAATTCACCATGTCATAAACTAGGTAGAAATAATTTTCAAAGTCTTTTTCTTTAATCAAGTTTATTTCATATTCAAGTCTTTCAACATAATCTGATCTTTGCAGTTTTCCATCAACTCCTGCTTGCCCTCTTCTTTCAGCTCCTTCACAGCACAATTCCCAAAGGCTCTTTTTTTCTTTTGCATTAGGCAATTCAGCTTGAGTAAAATCAAAATTTTCAATGCATTTAGCTATATCATTTGTTAATTTAATTGCCAATTCTTTTTCTTCTTTGTCTAAAATTCTAATTTCTTGCTTCCATTCTTCTTCATTAAGAATATGGCTCAATTCAACTCTATCTTCAAACTTGCCATTTCCTAAAATTATTTCATACAAATCTTTTGACTTTTGGCAATCATATAGATTATCACTAACAGCTATATAATTTAATTTATTTTTTCTCCAATCCCCAAAAGTTGTCATTGGAGAAACACCATAATAACAATCTGCATCAAATTTTTGATTTAAGTGTTTCTGAACTGCTGAATCATATATGATTACAATAATATTGTCAGATATTTCTGAAAGCTCAGAAAATGAAAGTCTGTTAAAATAATACTTTTGTTTTGTTGACTTGGAAACCAATCCATAAATCTCACTCATTCCTTTTGCATTCTTGGCTATTAAAGTGACAAAATATGGTGTTTGTCTTATCTTTGCGGTGGCATCTTCAACAAAAGCTAGTTCTGTACCTAAAATTGCTTTCTTTCCTTGTTTTTTGCACTCTTGGACAAAAGGAATGTGTCCAAAGGTGTTGTATCTATCAGTGATGGTTGCATATTCATCTTGTAATGATACAACATCAGCTGTTTTGCCATAAGCATATCTGAAACTATATTCTGTTCTAACTCTTAGATTTATCATATTCTTTAATTTCTTTTATCTTTTCAATTTCCATTTCAATTCTTGACTTATCATGTTGCTCCTTTTGAATCTTCATGAAGCCAACCATGGCTCCAAAAACAATTAAAGTGAAAAGTATTATTATCATTGTTTCAAATTGATTCCTGTTCATAATTTTATTATTTGATTATTAATAAGATTTTTAACACACTTTGTTAAAGCCTCAACATCATTCATTGCTCTGTGAGCTTCTGGAAAATCTTCTCCAAAAAGATGTTGGTGCATTTTACTCAAGTTTAGTCTATATCCTTTGATTTGGAAAGTTTGAACAACTGTGCAGATTTGAATTGGAGGATAAGGAAATTGAGTCAAGCGACCAATTCTTGCTAAGTCATTCTTCAACATTCCCATATCAAAAGCAATGTTATGAGCAAGTAAGTATTTTTCTCCAAGGAAAAAATCTGCTAGCTTTTCATAATGATGCTCGAAAGATTTTTCATTTTTAATCTTTGCATCAGTGATTCCTGTTAATTTAACAATAAACTTATCAAGAGGCTCTTTAGGATTGACTAGGAATTCAATCCTGCCAACTTCCTCTAAAGTTTTATCATCAAGCTTAATAGCAGCAAACTCTATAATTTTAGGTTGCTTATCAAGATCAACAATGTTAGCTTTGATCAAGCCAGTAGTTTCAGTATCAAATATTATCATTTCTTTTTTATTATTGATTTAAAATTTTTAATTTCTTTTTTAATTAAATTAACTCCAAAGCCAATCATATAAATGCTGACAATGCAACCTATAAATATTATCATTTCTTTTTATTCCATTCAAGTTCATTATTACACACTGGACAAGTGAACAAAATTTCTCTTTCAGTCATGTTAGTCATCAGATTTGCAATTGCAGGTTAATCTATAAGTTTGAAACATTGCATGGAACAAAGCAGCATTCAACACAAAGCACTTTCCATCAGGCAATAAAACTATATAATCACCAACAGCTCCACCAAACAAAGCAACTTGATTATCATCAATAATCTTTTCAGCTTTAATTGAAATACACTTCATAGCCAAATCAAGAATTTTATTAGGATCTGGATTGTAAACTGGCTTATCTTGCATTGCTGTAAATTTTACTTCTTTATTTTTTGACATAATTTTATTTATTTTTAGTTGATTGATTGAAGTCTGAATCCTTTTGTTGGATGCAAAGATAATTTTTTCTTAGGATCTGGATATTGAAAAACAATAGCAGATATTTTAGGCACACCATTTCTTTTAGTCTTGCCAAATTCAATATCTTTGAAAGGCAATTCATGAAATTTTATGGTCTTTCTAACTTTTTTAAGTCTTTTTGTGTCTCTATTCATAATATGTTATTTTTGTTTTTGATCAATTGCTTCAAGCATGAAGCTGTAAATTCCTGCATCATGAATTGAATCTTGATGTGGCTTGCTCCAACCATTAGCATACCTAGACAGTTTAACCACTATTAGCATGAATATATGGAATCTTTCATGGTCTTCAGCAGTCTTCAATGGCACACCATCAGGAAAAAATGATTCAAGAGCCTTAGCAGCTAATTTATAATTATCGCCATAAACTTCTTGCCTCAACTTAAAAGTCTTGGCTGCTTCCTCCATGACCTTTGCTACTGGGAGTGGATGTTTTGATAATTTATGCATTTTCTCTCCTAACAATAAGTTTTACATCAAAACCCAATTCTTCAACAGTATCAAAAATAATGTAGTGGTACTTTCTTTTTTGATCTTTTAAGTATTGATTTGTGTGAGCCAAAGTCCAAACCTCTTGAGCAACCTTATAGCCAGCTTGTAAGAATTTAGCTTTAATTTCCTGCAATCGTTCTTCTGCAGTGGCAATAATAGTTTCACCTGCCACTGCAATAGTTTCTTTTTCATCATGAATGTGATATCCAATGTGGCTAAGGAAGTTTGAAGATTTTTCTTTGCTTTCTCTTAGCTTGTCATGCCATGACTTGCCAGAGACATATTCAAGAACTTCAAATTCAATGTCCATTTGGTAATTGAAATTTAAGTGAGCTATATTTGTTCCTTTTTCTCCTCTCACTGTTCCTTCAGCCATAACTTCATCAAAAGTCCACTCATCAAGCCCTAGCATTTCTAATGTTTTAACTAGCTTCTTTGAGTCTTTTGTTGCTATTGCTATTTGATCAATTTTAAGTCCTTTAAGGATGCATATCTCTGAAGCCTTTTGTAAGGTTTCTTCTACTTTGTCTTTTATTTCTCTCATTTTAATTATTTATTATTGTTGATATTAGTATAACCTTTAACAGCCCACATCACTGATTCTTCCAATTTTTGAATTGAAATATCAATGCATCTTTGATCTGCATTAAGTCTGTCATTTTCAGAGCCAACTGTTATTGACCTAAGAAATTTGTCAGCTTCATCTTTGATGAAATTAACTCTTGCCATCTGTTCTGGAGTTAATGTTCCTTTTTCTTTTCTAAATAAATCTTTAATCATTTTGTTTTGAATTTAGGTTAATAATTAATTAGACATTGGTCCACCATATGGCAGAATGCAACCTTGCAAAAATTCATGTCTCTTTTTTGTTGACAAAAGAAAAACAATGAATTCAGCTACAGTATCTTTATCAGTTTCTTTTTGAGAAGGCAATCCAGCAACTTGGTATTTTTGAGCCTCTTCTTTTGACCATCCTCGCAAATCACAAACTTTGCTATCAATATACCTACTCATCTGAGTATCATTGAGCTTGTTAGGAGAGATGCCAAAAACTGTAATGTTGTGAGTCTTGCTTAATTCTCTGGACATTTGCTTAGTAATAATCTTCATTGCTCCCTTAGAGCCATTATAAGCCAAAGAATTTGTCATTGCCATGTCTGATGCATTGCTAATAATATTCAATATTGTACCATTTCTCAATTTTTCTAAGGAATTTTTGACTATTGATACAGCAGACCTAACATTGATATTGAATACAGAATCATATTGCTCCATGTCTATTTTGTCTATCCACTCAATATAATTAACACCACAATTATTGATCAAAATATCAATAGTAGCAGGTAATTGTTCATCAGCCATGTCTTGATACTTGCTTTCTTCAGTATCATTGAAGTCAAATTTAATATCATGGACATTAAAATTTCCTGCTTTTTCTTTAAGATTGTATTGGCTGCCTTGGATATCAATGTTATAAACATTAACACTAATCTCTTTCCAAATAGTGTTATTCTTGTGAGCCTCATAAATGTTGCCTATGATGGAATTTCCTAATCCAGAAGATCCACCTGTAATCACTATATTCATTTCTTTTTTCATAACCATTAATATTTATTTTAATACCTTTTTAAATCATCCAGAGCAGGAAGACAAAAGGCAAATTAAGT